AGTAAATCTTCTTTAGGAATGATGTGACCTCTAGAAGTCCATCTATCTCCACCTGCTTTAATTGGATAAGACTTCATTAATTTTTTTAGAATTTTGGTAGGAACTAGAACCCAAGTTTGGTCTTTACGTTTTTCTACCCATAAACAAATAGCGTAATACTTGGATTTAGTAGTATGAATACCTGAGGGTTTTCCTCTACTTTCTATCTCTATATAAACATTACCTGTCTTCTGACATAGCCTGTCAGTCTTACATTCGACCTTACCTTCTATTGCTTCTTGAAATTCGTTTTCGTACTTCTCGCCAAATTTTAAATCTTTGTCGAAATCAGGTTTAGCTTTAGTGTGTATCACTCCAATTCTGCCCTACTTTAATTTCACCATCTAACTGTGTTCTGAAATCAAAAAACTCTTGGGTCTTTGTAAATATTGATTGTGCTATTATTTTAAATTCTTCTAATTTTTCTTTCTTAACTATGAATTGCATTTCATCATGTATGTGTAAAACCATTGCATAGTCTTCACCCCATTTAAATCCTGCTTTATATAATTCTTCATTAAGAATGATTGTTCCTTGCTTTACCAATAAAGCCCCACAACTTTGAATCAAAGTATTGAGTGAACTAAACTCTGCTCTACAAATTAATCGTCTACCATCAATTCCATTTAGATAACCTACGTTTCTAAATTTATTTTTTACTGCATCTATTAATGTAGCAAGTGCAGGTAAACTTTTTGTAAATCTTTGTCTTACTCTTTTGGCTTCTTCGTGAGTGACGCTAAGTATTTCACCGAGCTTCTTATCTCCGCAACCATAAATGAAAGCATATATAAAAGTTTTAGCTTTATCACGTGTGGCAAGTCCTGTAGCCTTTTGATTGGCGGTATGAATATCATCTTCCAAAAGTGTCTTTGAAAAATTCCCATTGTCATAATTATGCAAGTAATGCCCCAACACACGCAACTCCAAACCAGAAAAATCAAGACCACACATAACCATATCGGTAGGAGAATAAAATAAGGAACGAAATTCTTTGCCATACTCCGAACTACTCGAAACACATTGTGCCAGATTTGGTGAGTGATGAGTACATCTGCCTGTGACTGCACCATTCGTAATAACTTTTCCATAAATTTTCCCTTGTTTGTTTAATTTTAAATATGCTTGGTCACCATCGCTAAGTTGACCTAATCTTTTTTGTACCATTAAGTATTGTGAAATAAGTTTAGCTTCAGGATAAGATAATGAATTTAATACTTTCTCATTTACCTCTGGTTGGCCTGTCGGTGTGAAGGATTTTGGAGACCACCCCAAAACATTTATTAATCTGTCTGCTATATGCTGTCTTGAACTTGGATTAAATATTTCTGTTTTATAAATTGGTACTGGTACACCTGCTCTTATACCTTTTTTCTTGTTGTCTCTTTTATAAACTTTATTACCACAAAACTTTTCCCAAGCAGGAAAGACTAAAGATAGTTTGTCTTCCAACTCTAGTCTCCGCTTGGTTAGGATAGTATGTAGCGTCTGAGCAGACGTCTCATCAAAATATACTCCATGTTGTTCTTGCTTAACAATCCAACTAGCAAACTTATGCTCTAGTTCTATTGCTGTATTAGAGTAGTTTTCTTTAATTATTTTATCATAAAGTAAGTGAGTGACTTCTACATCTCTCTCACAATAATCAAGCATATCTTGGTTATATTCAGTAAAGTCTGAGTGTTCTTGATAATCACCTTTACGTAATCCTAATCTATAACCCCAAGACTCTAAGGAATGTCGACCATATAATTTAGCAGGTAATTCTTTATGTTTATAATCGTGGTCTAATAAGTTAGTCCAAATTAATCTACTCATTAATAAGGTATCAAATACCTTTTCTTTGTAAGTAAAATTTAAAACTCTTTTTAAAACAGGAATATCAAAACCTAAAATATTATGACCAATAATTGCTTTAGCTTTCTTTAGCAATTCTAGGCAGTCCATTAAGTTGTTAGGATTATATTTATAAACTTGATGAGTTTCTATATCCTTACAAACAACGCAATGTATGACTAAGTTATCTTTGTCCAAGAAACCATTTGTTTCTAGGTCTACTACTAGGTTCATATTAATGTATTAAATGTATTTTTATTTTTTCTACGCTTGGTAAAAAATCTGCTACTTGCTTGATTGATTTTTCTATAACTTTAAATGCTTCAACATCTCCACACATAATGACTGGAAATACATTGTCATATTTAATTGCATTATAAATTGCAGTCATAATAGTTTTACAAGTTTCAAAAACTATTGTTTGTTGTTCTTGTGTTAGTGAAAGATAATCTTGTTTTTCTATTAAGAATGAAAGAATGAACTTCGTAAGAAGTTTCTCATTCATCAAAAGTACCTTCGGTTAATCTACCAGTTTCTTTATTGTAAATTAAATTACAAGCAATGCCTGTATCACCTGACCAACGATTTTTAAGAACTCTAACTTTCATAACATTGTTTTGAATTTCATCTTGTTGGTTTCTCTCAAAGGCAATCACCGAGTCTGCTAGACTAGCAAGACTTGAACTTCCTCTAAGTTGTGACAAGGATACTTGTGAACCTTCTTCGTGACCTTTACCTTCAGGTCTTTTCAAATGTGAAACTAAAAATAATGCACAACCTAATTCTTCAACTAACTTTCTTAGTTGTGTCATAGTGTTATCTATTAATCTTCTTTCATCACCTTCACCAATACCTGATACTACTATTGAGATGTGGTCTAAAATAATTGTCTTACAATCTAGTGACTGAACCATATATCTAATTCGGTTCATTAAATCTTCTGTATCAGAACTTCCAAAGTGGTCGTAAAAGCAAATATAATCTTTTACTTTATTCCATTCCTCTAAAATTTTTTCGTCTGAAATATTTTGCCTTACTTCAGGTAAGTGCATTAATTTATTTAATCCTACAGAAACAATTCCTCTGACACTTCGTTTAACGCTTTCTTCCAAAGCGATGTATCCTACCTTTTGTTTCTTACTAATTAAGTGATGTGTAATTTCTCTACAAACTTGTGACTTACCAATTCCTGTACCTGCGGTTAATAAGACAAGTTCACCTTGCCTTATACCGCCTAGTTTATTATTAAATCCATTCCATTGGTATGGAACAGTCTCAACAAAATCGTCTTTAAGTAATAGGTCTTTAGTTTCAGACCCTTCAATAATACCTTGTGGTGTGTAGGCTTTTGCTTCCCACATAGCTTGAACTATTTGTTCACCTCTACCTGATTGTAATAATTCACTTGGGTCTTTTGCAGGTAGTGTTGCTATCTTAACTTTTTTAACTGGAAGAATACTTGCACAATCAATGACAGCTTGTTTTCCTGCTTCATCTTCATCGTACATCAAAATAATACTGCTAAATTTTGAAATCCAATCTAATTCTTTTTTAATATATTTTTTTGCTGAAGTAGCACCTGATGGTACAGAAACTACAGGCCATTTATTTTGCTGAACTTTACTTACAGAAAGACAATCTAATTCACCTTCAGTAATAATAAGTTTTGATTTATCACCACCATCTCTCCAAATGTTTTGACCAAATAAAGTAATCTTGTCTGTATCACCAAGCCATGTAAATTTTTTATCTTGAAATCTTAATTTCTGTGCAACGATATTATAATCTTTGTCATAGTAATTAGCGATATGAACTGGTTTACCATTGTATACGCCTGTTTGATAATTAAACTTATTACAAGTTTCACTATCTATTTTTCTACTTGGTAATGCTTCTACTTTTCCATCAATCATATTTTTAAATTCTGTTCTCTCTTTTGCTTTTGGTAGTTCACCATTTAATGTGTTGTACTGTTGGCAACCGAAACAATATGTATGGTCTTCATAGACCGCTAGATTGTCTCGGCTACCACAGTTCTCACAAGGACTATGATGGAGAAATTTATTCTCTTGGTTCATCTTCCAATTCCGCTAAATCAGCTTCATCAGTCAAACCATCTTGAAATTTGTAATTCTTAATATCTTCGTTTAATAAATATTCTCTTATATTAATATTAGGACAAGTCTTCTTCTCATCTAATTCATAATGTCCAACTATTCTTGCTTCAGGATATTTAATAACTAATTCTTCTAAAACTTTTTTTAAACTTTCAAATTGTTCACTTGTGAAATTGTCTTCTCCAACTTTCCAATCTTCTTCTGTTGCACCACCTACTAAACAAAGTCCATAAGCTGTATGGTTATAACCTGCTACGTGAGCCTGTACTGCATCATCTTCTCTACCTTGTTCTACAGTTCCATCTCTTTTAATTACTTTTCCATAACCAATCTTTAACCAACCAAATTCTCTATGTACTCTATCTATCTCTTTAGCACCCCAATCTTGTGAAGGTCTAGTCTGAGAACAATGAATAACTATATATTTAGTTTCTTGTCTTGCCATTTTGTTTTTCCTTAATTTCTTTTAACCATTCTTGTGGGAAGGTTTGTTGTGTTGAATAAATACAATGATAAGGAAAGTTATTAAGTTCACACCACTTGCCATAAGTAGTTAAACTTTTCTTTCCAATCTTTGTCTTTGCGTTTGAAAATATAAACCTAATATCTAATTTAGGATTTTGCTTCTTAACTAGCTTCATCTTTTTCCTATCGGCACTATTAAAAGCACCTTTAGTTTCTATGATAAATGAACCCTTAATTGGAAAATCAGGTGTATATGTCTTTTTAGTTTCAGGCTGGAAGTAAGTAATCTTCATACCTTCATATTTAAACAAACAATCGTTGTTAATAAGAAAGTTA